ACCATCCACGGCCAGCAACTCCCCCTCCAGCTCGATCTCGATGGGCTTGTCGCTCATAAAGTCCACCGCCTTCTTGGGGGACAAACTCGCACGGGGCACCGTCAGTTTGATGGCCTCGCCGCTGACGATACTGCGGCCATCGAGCAGCAGCCGCGCCTTGATCTCCGGCTGGATGTTGCCCGCGATGCGGGTACCGGTCACCGCATTATAGGTACCGCTGACCGTCAGGCTGCCGCCATCAGCTACCGAGCTACCTTTCACCGCCCGCACCAGCCCGAGCGCATAGTTGACCTCGATATCGGTACCCACCACCAGCGCCGTGGCCCCTTCCTTGATGGCCAGGCCAGTCGAGGCAATATTGCTCTTGCCGAGCGGAGCCCACTTCGGCCAGGCGGGCAGAACGACCTGCAGATCAGTCAGCGTCCCGGCCCCCTGATTGATGGGGCTCTCGAGACCCATAAAGGCGGCGGCCAGCAGCACAGGCGGGATCTCGGTGGTCTTGATGGTGACCATGGCAGGCTTGGGAATGTGGTAGTTCTCCCGTGCCTGACCGTATTGCCCCTTGCGCTTACTGGGAATGGAGATCTTCTGACTGTCTGGTTTCACTTCCAGACTATCCACATCGATGGGGCCAATCACCCCGGCCGAGACCCCGTTGGTAAAGGTCTCGATAAAGAGATCCCCTTCCAGGTGCAGTGTTTCGCTCATCATCGCTCTCCTTTGAATTTCACTCGGGTAGTAAAGGCAAGCGGCAAATAAGCCGCGCCGCCGCTGTAACTGGGTTTGACCGGTGGGGTGACCCGGCGAAAGGTACTGTCACCGCATGCTCGCCCACTGACGGCCTGCAGGATGCGGGCAAGCCACACTCCGGCACTGGCCTCCTTGGGGCTGGCACGATGCACCAGCACCAGCAACCAGAGCTGATCAAAGCTGCTGGCCCGGCCTGACTGGGTGCCTTCGCTCTCACGTTCGCCCTGATAGACCACATGCACCGCCGGACTGTGCTGGCCCAGATTGGCGATAGCCGCCACATCGGTGGCCACAAACACCTCCTTGAGCCCCGTAGGTTTGAGGGGGGCCAACAACTCACGCAGCCGCTCGCCCGCCTGCAGGTAGTCGAGTTCAACACCAGACTGGTTGGTGGGTTGGCTCATAGAAAGCCCCCCTTGTCGCGACCCTGACTCCGGCCAAAGACGCGCCCATCCGACTGCAGTTGAGCCAGATTTTGGCTCTCCAGGGTGGCGCCATCGGATGCCAACCCCAGCGCCAGCTCCCCCTTGCCAACCGATTTCAGAAAGGCCAGGGCAGCCTCATTACGCTTGGCTATCTGCTCCGGTGCCTGTTCACCATAGAGACGGTGACGGGCGATATCGGCGCAGATAGGTACCAGGGCACTCGGGATATGGGCAAGCGGCAAGGGATAGCGACCCGCCAGATAGCCATCGATCAAGGCGCCTGCATCCTGCAGGGCGATGGTGATAGCCGCCTGATCCAGCTCGCCGGTCGGCGTCATGGCCAGACGCAGTAACTCGGCCTCGCCAAAGCGGATCACCATGTCATTGACGCTGGCATACATATCACTGCTCTCCGTTCTGGCCAGATGGCTGCTCATCCTTGACCGGGTATTGCACTTCAGTCGCCGCGATCGCCGTCACCAGTTCGGCCTTCTTGAGCTTGGCCGCCTCCGGGATACCCATCTGCAGCGCCAGCTCGCGCAGCTCATCGACCTTCATCTCGGCCAGCGGCGTGACCTTGCCCGCCTGGGTGGCGTCACTATTCTGGGTGGCAACAGCGGCCAGATAGCCCGAACCGGTCAGGACGCCCAGTGTTGCGTCCAGATCCCTAGGCGCCGATGGTGCATCACCTGCCTGAAGGCTGGTGTTTTCAGCCAACCGGACGACCACCAGACGCGGGTCGCTCTCCAGGGTCGCGCACTGCTCAGGCGACACAACCATCTCAGACTTGCCCGGTGCAATCGGCAGGCCCGCACGGAAATAGTTCTGACGAACCATTGATGTAATGCCGACCCGAATAGCCAGTTCCATCTCTTGTTCCATCTCATGTTTTCCTCGTCGAATCTGATAGAGAGGCTGTTTAAACCGAGGGTTAAACAGCCACAACACAGGGTTAGAGGTAGTCAGCCACCACCAGCTCCAACTTGCCTTTCAGCTCGTTGCTGCTGCTGTTTGCCAGCTCTCGCTCCAGCATCTGGGTCGCCAGCTTCTCAAGGGAGGGCGGTACCACCAGCAGAGTGGCCTTCACCCCGAGCTTGCGGCCGCCATCGGCTTGAAACTCCCGCATTTTGGAGAAGGCATCCCACAGGTTGTCGGGGGTCAGCGCCCGCTTGTTGGCAAAGGCCAGCTGCCAGAAACCAAAGCCTGCGGCATCGCGGCAATCGACCCCGTAACGGAACTCCTTGCGAGTGAATACCGCCTCGTCATCGACCTTGGTCATGGCAATCAGCTGCGGCGACTTGCGATCCTGGAAGATGACCGGCTTGAGGGCGCGGCTGGTATCGAGCAGGAACCAGGGCTCCCCCTGATAACCGGCATCCACCACCACGTTGGCGCTCAGAACAGGGGTACCGGTGCCATCGGCCTTGGGATAAACAGGGTGATCGGTGTCGAAGAAATACTGGCCGTCATAGCAAGGCGTGGTGAAGCCAGCGCCGAGCAGACCAAAGCAGAGCTCGTCGGGGTGGATCCCCGCCGCTAGACCCATCTCTTGAAACAAGGGGGCATAGATACCCAGCTCGTCATCCTCGATATCGTTGCGATCGACCGCCACGGTGGCCTCGAAGTCTTCGTTGACGATCTGGTAACCGTGCGCCTTCATCGACTCGATCACCCGATCACCGACCCACTTGCGCAGACTGGGGAACTTGCCCAACCAGCCATAGGTGTTGGACTTGGTGGTCGATTTGATCACGGTGGCGATCTTGGTGTACTGGGCAGGCGCTTCACTCTTGGCGTCTTCAAAGTTCTTCTTGAAGCCGGTGAAGAGGGCCTGCAACAGCGCGGGAGTAACAATGGCCATACGGGTGTTCCTTCTCTGGTTAAACAGGTTGGTCTGGCGGTCGCGTTCGTCCGATTACGCCGCTGCGCGGCTAATCGAACCTACCGGCCTTTTGCCTTGGCAAACTCTTCATAGGAAATGCCGAGCTGATCGGCGGCATACTTGTCATCTGCCGAGAGCACTGCCTCTCCCTTCTTCTCGGATAGGGTCACTTGGGTGGTCTGGCTGGCGGCCAGTGCGGCAATTGCCGGACGGGGCTCCAGCAACGCCTTGAGAGCAGCCACTCCTTTCTGAGCGGCATAGGCGGTCAAATACTCCTCTTCGGCGGCCACCACCTTGCCCTGGGTACGGGCGTCCTTGATCAAGGTCGCTGCATCCGTGGTCTCAACCTTGGCGCTCAAGGTGGCCACTTCCGTCACCAGGGCGTTATAGGTCTCCACCGGCACGTACTTGGCCAGGTCAATCTGGCCACCTTGCCCTGTGGAGACGGTCGCCTTGAGCGCAGCCAGCGATGCCTTCTCGGCAGAGAGTGCCGCCTCCAGCTCCGGCGCGCTCGCAGCGCTGGCCTGCAGGGTATCCAGAGCAGCCAGAGCGGCAGTCCCCTGCTCGGCGGTAAACTGGCCATCGGCACCCGGCTGGATGCCGAGTTTGCCGAGCAGCGCGATCAGGTGTTCGTTCATGGATTTCTCCTGTTGTGCAACATGGGATGAGGTGGCCAGCTGGCCGGGTTGGGTAGACATATGGCTTGAAGCGGGCAACGCACTCAAAGCGGCAAGCGCCTGCATGCCCACCACACCGGGGTCATTGGTGATGGCGGTCATCCGCAGTTCCAGCGGGCGGCCCTGGGCGTCATAGGGAAAGACGGCAGAAAGGAATCGATACTCTTTGGCCGCCACCAGGGCCGCAGCCCGCTCCGTCCAGCGTGGCTTGATAAAGAGCCCCTGCCCTTCGCGCCATGCAATCTCGTCACTGTTGTACCAACCGGCAGCAGGGGCTGGCTGGCCGTTCTGGTCAGTCTTGAGGGTCTGGTGGTCGTAATCGATCAGGATGTCTTGCCCAAGGGCTTTGGCTCGAGCAATCAGGGCAGCAGCGATCTGCCCGTCCAGTTGCCAGTGGCCAGTCGCCACATCGAACGGACGACCATCACGGGCCTTGAACGGGCCGACCGGCAGCAGCTGGTACCAGCCATCGCCTTGAGGAGTGAGCTGCGCATCGAGAACCGCCAGCCGCTCCCCGCTGACGGGGCTGGCTTGGAGGATGGCCACGAAAGGCGCTGAGTATGGGGTCTTGGATATGTTCATGCCGCCATAGTGCGGCAGCATGAAGGGGGATGGGGTTTATGGTGGGTTAAAAGAACTACATAGGTTCGTTCAATTATTGAGCCATATCACAAAAACCTTATTAACTTGGAACTCAGCATTGAACTTCACTTGGATACCCCAATGTAGATAGTGCCCATTTGGGCTCAACATCTCACGAGGTTACAATGCATCCATTTTCATATATGCCAATTTTAAAGGGTAAGCGGGCTGAGTTTAAAGCTCTGACACAGCTATCGACAGATATCATTGAACAGATTCGACCACTCATTGAAATCGAACCAGTTCCTCATGACCCTGATACAGAGATGCCGGATAAGACTTACACAGAACTTCTTACTGGGTATGGAACCAAGTTAGCGCAAGCATGGCCTAACCAGACACCACTGCTACTAGATGGCAACTTGATTGACGAAGAAGATATTGAAGCAGAGGAAACACACCCACTGATTGTCGCCATTCACCAAGCAAGAGAGTCTGGTGTATACATTGTTCCTGTGACATCACCAACACGCTCCCCCTTATATAAAGCAGCAGTACAACAGGTACTTACAAATGAGGTTTGTTTACGCTTACAGATTGCGGACTTAATGAATCCTCAATTAATTAAAAACTATATTGATGAGATAGGCATATCATTAGATAAAATAGATGTTGTTATCGATCTACATAGTTCATTAGACGATTCTAACTTACAAACTTCAGCTCTTGTCGCGGTAGGTGGCATCAATAACCTTCCATATCTACAAGATTATCGTAGCATTACACTAGCATCTGGCTCATTCCCTCGAGACCTGTCATTGGTTCAAGTTGGTACAGCACAAATTCCTAGGCTTGAATGGGATCTTTGGAAGGCAATTGTTAGGATGCCAGGGTTAAATAGAAGTGTTATCTATGGCGACTATGGCGTTCAGCATCCAGAATATACTCGCTTAGCGACTAGATTCCCAAGTGTTACAGCAAGCATTCGATACACCGCTGACGATTACTTTCTTATTTTCAGAGGAAAAGTAGCGCGCGTTCATGGTTACGAACAGTATGGTGAGCATTGTAGAGAGCTTATTGGTAGACCAGAGTATCCGGGTCAACATTATTCAGAAGGAGACCTAGATATCTGGAAATATGCTCATGACGAGGTGAAGAAACCTAACGGGGAGATAACGTACGGTAGTGCTGAGGTATGGAGAAGAGTTGCAGCTAACCATCACATTACTCTTGTGATACGCCAGCTCTCCAACCAGACCTAGCCTTCAATGTTGTCCTAACTACATCACGTAATTGGGACATATCAAGCTCTGTGGCTAACAATTGCCATAATACTCTGCGAGGCTTATTTTTTAAGCCTCGTTCAAAGCCATGTTCTTGCAATATATTTATTACCTCTTCTTTCCAAAGAAGAGTAGCAAGCGCTAATTTGTCTTGTCCCGGATTTTGACGCTCTTTTCTCAGTGTTTTTAAATGTATCGCGCCTCTGAGACCAAGAGTTGCCAACTTTACTCCCCACCAACTTGGCAGTAACGGCAAAGCCTTATCTGCATGATTATCCGCAACAACAAGCGTTACCCGATCCATAACGGCAGAATAATGTTGTATCTGAGTAGGCAACCGCTCCAAGGTATCTGATGCACTTTTCAACTCATAGCCATGCAGCCTGCCATTTAATACCGCAATATCAACCCTACAGAGACCTTGGTTCAACGAAAATTCGTCAATAACCAACGTATCAGGATCCTTATGATGCTCCATCAGGATTTTTTTATGGACAGCTCGTCTTACATCAATATCACGCATCTAACAACTCACCCTCCAGTGAATAGAGCCGCAGGATGATAACCCCCCTCCTGCCACAGTCAATACATCATATGTGTATCTTTACATCATGATGTACCGAGTCGTACACAAAGTGTGATCTCTCTATAGGAGACAAACCCACAAGTGGTGTTTAAGGCTGTTTAACTGAGCCAATAGCTTACACCTTGCTATCCGGCTGACCATCCGCACCATCTGGGGACACAAACAGAGTATGGAGCATTACAATGGCTCGGGACTGAGATACCCCTCCAGCGTCTCCAGCACGCTCTGTTTATCCCCTTCTGACAGCCCCAGAGCACGGCGCTCTGGCAGGTTAATCTCTGGGCGCCCGAACTGGTGAGCGGCACCGTATACCATGGGCGTACCGAAGTAGAGGGTCTGGGGATCGACCTGATAGTCTAGGGTATCGCGCAGATCATCGTTCAGACGCAGCACCTCATCGGCATGTCGGGGCTTGCGGGCACGGTACTTCTCCGAGAGCGGGGCCCAGGGCTCCCCTTCCGGGCTCTCTTGGGCATCCCAGCGATCCCGGTGCGACAGCAGCAGCCCTTCCCCTATATCTGCCAGCGGTTCGCTCAGGTCACCGGTTTTCTGATAGAGCTTGGCCAGCAGCTCAAAGGCATCGGCCACCCCGTGGTGGCTGATGGCGATAAAGCTACCGGCCATCAGAACTCATCCTCAAAGGTGGTCATATAGTGCAGCGCTTCCTCATCTGCGTTAATCATCGCGGCCTCCCAGAGATCCCCCATCAGGTCGGCTTCCTCGCCACGGGCTTGCTCACATAAGGCATCCAGAGCCTTGGCTTGCGCCAGGGTAAAGGGGCCATCCTGTGCCAGCAGGGCGCTGGCTTGTTCCAGCAAGGTCATCATGTCGCTCCTTTATATTTTGATCTCCGGGGCCGCTAGCGGCCGCCCTTGGTAGCGGCAGCCGTAGCTTTGGCCAGCATGACTTCCACCCCCTTGGCCAGTTCGGGAAAGTGCTCCAGCATGGACTCCCTCGCCAGCGCCCAGGCGGCAAACGCCTCGGCAGCCATCTCTTTGCCATTGGTTCCGGCATATTCGGTAATCAGGCCGATACCGTTGAGATTGGGCTCCCCGGCCCAGAAATGAACCTGATGGCCGAGCTCATGCAACCAGGTCGAGATCCGCTGGGCCGATTCCCCCAGTTTATCGCCTACATTGGCCGACACACTCCAGTGACGACGCAAGGCTTCCCCACTGGCGCCTCTTGGCAGTAATTGGCGCGGGCCGCGATTAGCGTGGGCATCAGCCAACACGTCGGCAGCCGCCGATTGCACTGCCTGCATATCCACCGTCTTTAAAGTATCGCCCCCCTTTACCTTGATAACCAGATGATCCCAGCTGGTTGCGGTAAAGCCGTTGACCCTGCTGGCCCGGCGTGAATAGTAAAAAGAGCGCACCAGATAGGGATCTTTGCCCAAGTAATCTGCAATAGCTGGGGCAACCTTGAGCCCGGCCGCCCCCTTCCCCATTTCGGTCTGCTTGATAAACAGGGTTTTGACAGGATGCGCCTTGAGGAACGCCGTCAACGGTTCGCGCTGGGGAGCTGGCAACTTGGCCAGTAGATCACTCAAACCCTGGGCGGTGACACCTTTGACACTGGAAAAGGCACTATCAACTATCCGCTCTGGCAGCCGTTCGGCCAACGCAGGCTTGGCCGCTTCGCGCTTGGCCACTGCTTTGGTCAGCTCTGCCGGAATCTGGGGGCGATAATCAAAGCCGGGATCGATACCTCGGGGGATCTTGTGTAACTCCCCGGTGGCCTTGTCCACCCACTCATATTTGCCATCGTCCGGGGCCTTGCCCACCCCCAAACCGCGCCGCTTGAGGTCAGCCTCGGAGAGCAGGAACTTCTTGCACTTGCAGCCATAGCCATTGCTCGGGCTGTGCGTCTCCCACCAAGGGTGATCCACCGGCAGCACCAGGTTGTTCCACTTGAGGTGCAACTCCCTGGGGTGCTCGGAGTCCCCATGACGATAGAGCGCATAGGGGCGCTTGTGCTTGATACGCTGGATCTGCTCCTCACGCCCGGCGTTGTAGCTTTGGCGCAGGTTGGTCTCGAAGATGATGCGGGAACGCCAGGACGCCGGGCCTGTATGCTCCCAACCGTGGCGGGCCACAATCTCCTTGAACGCCTTCTGAAAAGCTCCGATGGATTGCCCTTCACTGATCGCCTTGTCTACCGCCCCGCGCAGGTCAGCCAGCAGATCCCTCTTGGTGGCCCCCGCCACCATAAAGGCGCGGTTATGGGCATCGCGCCACACATCGACCCAGCGTTCGCTCGGCATATCGAGCTTCTGGCGAAAGAAGGCGATCGCCTCGGCAAAAGGCAAGGAGCCATATCTGACTGGTGAGGAGCGTACGGGCATCAGCGCCCCTCCTCCATCTCAAGCATGCCGAGCAGCTCGCTGGCGGCGATGGCTTGTGCCATCAATGCCCCCAGCTCGTCATGGCTGAGCTCAGGTTCCAGTGCCAACAAACCATCTCGGATCTCTTCCAGGGTAGTGGCCTGCATCACCAGCGTCTGGACAGCATCGGTCATTCCCGCCAGCAGAGGGGCGGCCTCGGCTTGAAGCCGGGCCAACTGGGCATCGTTGTTATCTCCCTGCGCAGCTTTATTTGCGGCCAGGGTCGCCAGTCCCTGACGGGGCAGCCGAGCCTTGAGCTCCGCCTCCCCTGTCGTCCCCCGGTTATCCTGAATAGCCAATACCTCTTCCTGAGAGGTAGGCACCGGGATCTGCAACTTGTCATAGACCCACTGGGTCGGGATCTTCATGCCGATAGAGACCAGAGTGCGCAGCGGCCCTGCCAGTTGCTGCATGTCCTCCGGCTCGGTCACATCAAACTCCAGCCGGGGGCTACGGCGCGGCCCCTGATAGCTCTTACCGTTCAGGGCATAGAGGGGATAGACCAGATCGCGGGTCAGGGTGGCGGCCAGCTGGCGGAGATCTGCATCCCGTACCTCCTGACGCACCTCGTTATGGACATTACCCAGAGCATTGGTCGAGCTCTTGCCGTCGGCCTGCGAGGTCAAGGTGCCCCCCAGAATGGCCTTGCTCATGGAGCGCTCGCACCACTCCATCATCACCACAAAGGGATCGGCCTGACCGCTAGCGGCATTCTGGAACTCAATCTCCATCCCACGCGGGATAATGCCCCCGGCGTTATGACCGATGGAGAGCACCGCCTGCAGCAGGGTGGCCTTCTCTTTCTCGGTCGCCCCTTCCGGGTATTTGCCAAGGCGCACCGGCAGGCCGTAGATCTCCAGAAACTCGGCAAGATCCCGCACGCTGTAGTTCTTGAACAGAAACGGCCAGATCAGGGTACGGACAAGGCCGGTGCGGGCCAGATACCCCGATTTGGACTTGGCCTTGTGCAGCAGCCAGCCAAACGGGTTGAGGGCAACCCCTTCATGGCTGTTATCCCGCAGCCGCAGCTGGTTGCGATCATCCGGGTGGGTCTGAAACCAGGCGGGATCACGCCAGATGATGCCCTTGGGAAGCTGCAACCCCTCCACTAGCTCCCAGCCGCAAAACTCCTGGGCACAAAAACCCTTGAGCACCGCATCGGTGGCGTCAAAGATGGCATCATCAAACCAGGTAAAATCCTCAATCAGCTCGCGGATCATCTCGCTGTCACGCTTCTCCGCCGGGGTAGCGTTGCGGGGCGGTTCGATTGTCCAGCTCACCCCCAACAGCGCGCGGCGACGTTTGCCGAGTTCACTCTGCAGGTGGGCGTCTTTCTCCTCCATATCTTCGGCCAGCTCGCACTGGGCGATCAGGTTGCCCTGTTCTGCCTCCTTCAATGCGGCAGCCGCCCTGCTCGGGGTGAGCCCCACCGTGGGGTGTTCACTGTAGTGACGGCGCAACTGGGCAAGCGCCGCCGAGTTCTCGGTCTGCGGCTCCTTTTCAAGCCGCAGGGGATTGCCGTTGATATCGATGATCCTACCCATTACCAGGCCCCTCTCTCGAACGAATGATGGTTATCGCCCCTTGCTTCATCGCGCTTGTTGGGCAGAGGGGTGAACTCGATAGCGCCCCCCTCCATCCAGCTGGCCCGCACCGCCATGGCCAAGGCCACCGCAAAGTCACCGTGGCGCTGTTGGCCCCCTTGGCCTGTGTTCTTGCCCTTGTCGATCTTGGGGATGCCGTTGATGACCTGGATTTTCCCCAAGTCATCCTGCACGTCTGCATGGCGCGGGATGGTCAGGTTGCCATCCTCAAACTCTGCCTTGAGCTTGGGCATCCACTCCCGATACCAGGGGTCATTGAGCATCACGCACTCAATCATCCCGGCCCCCCAGCGCAGGCGGGCGGCTTCTGCCAGATAGCCGCCGTTACCGGTAGCATCGAAGGCCGCAGCCGTGAAACGGTGCAACCCCTGCAGCAGGTAGAACAGGATCTGGCGCTGACTCTCATAGGGGGCATTGACCAGCTCCACCACAAAGGGCACCCGTTTGCGCAAGTTGGTGGCGAGGGAGAGCGGTACGAACACCGACAAGTCCCCTTTGCGGGCGAAATCTTCCCCCAGCACATGGCGACAACTGCGATCGAGTGCTTCCAGACAGGGCTTGAGGTTCTCCTCGCACCAGATATCCACCACCGCCTTACGGGTCTCCTCGCTCTGCAGCTCGAAGTCTTTGGGGGCGGTAAAGCGCAGGATGGGGATATCCGGTTGCATCGCCCGCTCAATCAGGGTGCGCTTGATATAGACGCCGCTGCTCTGCTTGGGTACACAGAAATACTCCTCAAGGGCATCTTCTTCAGTGGCGGTGGCCTTGAGCAGCCCCGCCTTCCAGGCATCCTCTGCTTCCTGTGTCCAAAGGCCGCCCTTGACCTGGCAGATCCGACGATAGAGCCCCTGGCGGCAGGCATCGTCCAGGCTGATGGTATGGATGGAATACGCTTTGCGGCCCGCGCGGCTGTCGTTTATCAGCTGGTTAAACAGGTTATCGACGCCGTTATGGGTGCTGATCAACCGTACCTTGGCGCCCCACATCGTCAGCGCCATGGCGGCCTTCAACACCTCGGCCAGTCGGTCGTGGAATGCGGCCTCGTCGATGGTCACATTGCCCTGCATCCCCCGCAGGTTGGAGGGGTTGCTGGAGAGCGCCTGCACCTTGAAGCCAGAGGCGAAATAGACCACGAAGGTGAGGATCGCCTTATCCTCGTCGTCGGTGAACACCTCCTCCTGGATCTCACCGGCCGCCTTGTTGTACGCCTTGGCCCACATCGCCACTGCATCGATAAACTCGCGGGCCATCTCCTTGTTACTGCCCACATAGAAGTGGTGGCAGCCCCCGGCCGTCTTGGTCTTGGAGGCCGTCAGGGCAGCGTCGGCCGCCTCCGCCCAGGTGATACCGGTACGGCGGCTCTTCTCGGCGATCTTGAGCGGGCTCTCGTCGGCAATCCAGATCCGCTGGTACGGCAGCAACACCTCGTCGGGGTTGTATTCGGTACCCAAGGTCTGAGCCAACTGTTGGGCGATAAGGGGCTGAGCAATGGTGGTCATCAGGCAATCCCCAGGATTTCGCGGCGTATCTCGGCGGCGGCTTCACCACTCAAGCCCGCCTGAGTCACAATGGCTTCGGTCTTGGCGGCGATCTCTTCGGCAAATGCCTGGCGGATCTCCTTCTCCCGCTTATGACTCTGCATCGCGGTCGATTCGAGCCGCTGGGCCGCCAGCATGGCGTTTTTCAGCATGTCGATATCCACCGCCTCCTCCGGGTTCTGCACCTGAGCCAGCATCGCCTTGAACAGCTGGGAACGACCCAGCTCCAGAATGAGCTTGGTGGTCTCCCCCATCGGCTTGTCGCCAAGCTGAGAGGTCAAGGCGGCCGTGGTTTCACGCAAATCCCGCAGGTGCTGGCCGACCTGTTCAACCTGGCTGGCATGACGGCTCAACCCGGAGCGGGAAAGCTTGAGATCATCGGGCAGCCCAGCCTCCTCGATCAGGCCGTTGATCTCATCCAGGATGGCGGCCTGACTGTTGCCCTTGTCCCGCAGCATCTCGTTGAGCGCGTTACGGATGGACTCAGGCAGCAGCCACACCTTGCTGGCGCGGCCTCGGGTCGGTTTATCGGGCATGCTTAATCCTCCGCCCTGGGTTTCTTGACGCCAGGCACCGTTGCCCGGCCCTCTGCTGCGTCCTGCCCCCGACCGGTCAGGTGAGCCACCTGCACCGTGGCCAGCCGCTCGATGCGCACCAGCCCCTGCTCTTCCAGCCAGGCCAGCAGGGTCTTCACCCGATCCCGCGTCACCCGACCGGTACCCAGCTGTTCGAGGCAGTCATTGAGAATTGACTCGTTGGCGGCACCACCGATATCCAGCAGGGAGCGCAGGATCACCAGCCTCTGCTGGGCGTCCAATATTTGTTGAATGCTCATGGCTTCTCCTTCTGTACGGCGGCAAGCTCATTTTCCAACAGCAGATCGGCAAGGCGACGGGCTTGGCGCAGCTCCGGCTTCACCTCCCGCAACTCCCCCCGCAGCTCGCTGATCTCCAGCTGCAGCTTGTGCAGCTCACGCTCACTCGGCAGATCAGCCAGTACCTGCTCCACCCGCTGGACTCTCTGCACCAGGGCTGTGAGGTCTTCGCGCTTGGCGTAGGTCTTGGAGAGCAAGATGATGACCACCAGCCCAACCAAACTGGCCAACGCATAGAGCGGCCCCCAGTTCTTAACGATGAATTCCCACACGGGTCGCCTCCTTGCGCTCATACAGGGTCTGGCACTCGATACAGCGCTCGGCACCAGGCTCGGCTGCAAGGCGGGAGGGCGGGATGGCGTCGTCACAATCGCAGCAGATACCATCGCCGTGTGGCCTTGCCCTGTTCTGGTGGGCTTCGATAATGCGCCCAGTCCGATCGGCATCGGCCAGCTGGGCACGGTCTATGAGGTTTGTCACATGACCTCTCTCGTATGGCTACTAACGGACGGTATGGGTCGCCTTGATGCGGCCCCAGATGGCGAGCAGGCCACCCACCGCACTGGCCAGATCCACCAGGGTGGATGCCAGGCTAGCTTGGGTACCCGCATCGACCGGCACACCGAACAGGCCCGCAATACCGGCCCCCACGGCAATCACACCACCGATCACGGTGCGGCTTTTGAAGGCAGACTTCGCTTGAGGTAACAGGGAATCAGGCATGATGGGCTTCCTTCTTTTTGGGTTGAAATAACTGAGGTTGTGAATGACGGGCACGGGCCCGCAGGCGATCCAGTTCGGTCACCGAACGCCAGCCTTTCTCGAAGAGGGATTGACGGGTCTGGTGGTGGCTATAGAGCGGGATCGCCTTCGGGTCAGCGATCTGATTGGCCAAAGCGGCCTTGAGATGGGCTTTGCGCCCATCCTTGAAGCAAGCGAGATAGCGGGGGTTCTTGAGTTCAGGGATGCCAAAGCAGCCCGCAGCCTGGATCGCGGCCGCTGCCTTCTGTTGCTTGATGGTCAGCACGCTCATGCCACCACCTCGCCAACCACGTCGGAAAGGAGGTAGCTCTGCAGACGCAGCAGCCGGTTGATCCAGCCATCGGCATTGGCCCATTGACTCGGGTCTTTGCGCACAATGCCGTGCATAAAGCTGGCCCGCTGTATCATCAACGCCAGCAGGAACTGGCCCTCACCCTTGGCGCCCAGTTGCTGCTTGAGCCTGCCAATCGACACCGGGCCAAGGCGGCCATCTGCCATCACCCCCAAGACCTGCTGCAGCTGTTGGATGGCGCGTTTCGGCCCGTGATGCACCGCTGCATCAAACACGGCGATAGCGAGGGCTGGGCTTAAGCTGGCAATCAGGTCACAGCGGGCGGGAGCCCAGTAGTTCTGGCGGTAAAAGGGCTCGGTATGAGCTGGGGTCAGATCACCGATAGCGATATCGGGTATCCCATCCCGATCGAGGTCGGCCATGCCATCCTTCTTGCCATCGGCGGCATCGGCGATGCCGTACTTGGTATGACCACCCCGGTCTGCCGGGTGGTTGACTTCGCCCCCTTCCACATCGGGACGAAGCAGCCATTCAAGAGCGAGTGATAACATAAAGGCCCCTCGGTGAACTGTGTTATCAGCAGCGTACCGAGGGGCCTCTATGGCATGGGTTTATGGTATGTTACTGCGAACGCTGGCTTTAGAGCCACAACCGAGACATATCCGAGGAAGGCGATAAATGGAAAATGATATTATTTATCACTACACGAGTGTAGATGGTCTAAAAGGGATCCTTAACTCGAGCGGTGTAAAGCTGTGGATGACTGACACTCGTTTTTTAAATGATAAAGAAGAGATCGCTCATGGTGTAAAGTTAGTATCATTACTGATACAAAAATACCATAACAACAATTATCACAACCTTTCAGAAGCACCATCAAACACTGAGTTTTTAGCTCGAATTTTACATGAGATCGAAGAAAGGAAATTTTATAGCGTATCATTTTCATCTGAAATAGAACAATTATCTCAGTGGTTAGCATATTGTCCTGCACAAGGTGGATATGCAATAGGTTTTGATAAAGAGCTATTAAAGAAGCATATTGAAGCCATAGAAGGAAATTACTGCATTCATCCAGTAAATTATTTTGACAATCTTGATTCATTACATAAAAAAGTTTACAGCATCACATCAAACTACGTTTCAATAAACAAAAGCAATTGGACTAAACGGGACTTGGATATATATAACCTAGTGCCTGAAATAGAGCGATTTATTGCCACATCAAAACAGTCATGTTTTAAAACAGAAAATGAAGTTAGAGTTTACACATCTAAATTAAAAAATCAAAATAACTACATTATTGAATTCTACAACAAAGGCAGCATTACAGCCCCCTATACCCCACTAGAAGTAGACAAGGACTTAATAAAGGAAGTTGTAATCGGTCCTATGCAGCATCAAGATCTTGCCGAGATAGGATTAGAAGAGTTCAAAAAGGTTAACAATTTTGATTTTACTATTTTAAAATCAAACATCCCATATAGAGGTTACTAAACTCAGTACAAAAGCGCACCCTGTAATCTATGAGCAGCTAACTTTCTTTGTGTTGCAATAATCGAATAGGTCTGTGGTACCGAAAGTCCGTGCTTGCGAGCCAGTTGGTCGATATTGCGTTCACTGAACTCACCCCAGATGGCCCAGTCACGCAGAGCAGCCTTGAGATGATCCCCGGTGGGAATGTAGTAGGTGCGCCCACCCAAAAGGCTCCTCGATGAACTGCGTTATCCGCAGCGTACCGAGGGGCCTCTAGGGCAGGGTTTATAGTGACTTAGAACTACGGTTTTTTGGGGGGCGGATTTGTAGGAGTGCTCACACTACTGCGCGAAGGCTGATAACCATCTTGTCTTACAAGTTGCTCTCTTGGCGGTGCAGGCTGGTAACCCTTATTTAGATCTGAACTTGGCTGATTGTTAGATGTTTTATTTTCTGACACTTTGCTACCCCTTATCACGGCTTTTTCGGTGGTATATTTACCTTCGTGTTATCTTTGGACGGCTTATTTACCGGAGTACCCATTTTATTATCTTTTTGTACTATCGGCTTAGGTTGATACCCTTCCATCGAAAGCGCAGTTTCCGGTTGTGACATGGCGATATTTACCTCTACGGTTTTTTAGGTGGTGGTTGAGTTGGACTTACTCCACTACCTCGTGTGGGTTGATACCCATTAGTCGCAAGGCCTTCACCCTTCTTGGGTTCTGGACGGGGGCTAGGCATATACCCATCCCTGAGAGTGACGCTACTCGATAGAGGCTTATCTTTTGGAATATTTGACATATTACTCACAGCCCCTTATGGCTTTTTAGGGGGCGGATTCGTTGGACTACCACCGGAGCCAACTGGCTGATATCCTGCCTTCCCCCCCGAGGTTCCAGAGCCTCCAGTACCTGAAGGCTGATATCCATGCTTTTCTGTGCTACCTGATGGGATAGTACCTTTATTCGTTGTCATTGATGACTCCTTAGTCAGCTTTATAAAATTCCAAATACAATATTTCGGAAGATAAAATTAGTATGCCAGCAGTAGTCTCCTTCACTCGCTCGAACCCTTCGTCTTCATTAATGACCCACGAGCTTTGCAGAAAAATTTGCTCCGGTGCTGGCGAGCTAGATGCGAACGAGTTTGGACCATAGTATCCTCCGATCTTCTCTCCAGATTTAAGAGTAACCAATACCCAGTGTGGTTCTAGAGAAGAAAAAACGTAATCCCACGGCCTCTGAATTGGGTGCTGCTTGAATCTCCCTATTCTAACTTTTACCCACAAATATGAGATTGCTACAGGCGAAACGAAAAGAACTGTGAAATAAAAAAGAACGTACAACCAAAAATGTACGTTCCTTAGCTCGCCTGACTCAATTGCATAAACAACTGGTAGCCAGATCACATAGTTGATACAACTATATGACACTGCATCAATGAGCTGTTCTGAGGTTGATTTTCTCTCACTAGCTACAGCAAACAATTCGTATGCCTTGATAGCGATAAACCCTGGCATAACAAACGCAACAAAAAGCAATAATTTATTCAGTTCGAGAAGTTCCAAGCTCATTGAACCCACCAAGACATTGATAATCAGAACAATATATACCCCTCCATGCGATATGGGAATACCAGTTAGGCTCCAAAAAGATCTGCCTGATATCTGCGCTTTGTTAATTCCCGCTGCTCCGCCACCACCGCATAGGTCTGCGGTACAGATAGGCCATGCTTACGGGCAAGCTGGTCAATATTCCGGCCATTGAACTCATCCCAGATAGCTCTGTCCCGTAGTGCAGCCTTAAGATGATCTCCAGTGGGGATGTAGTAGGCTCGGCCCCCCATGTAATGGGCCTGTACCAGCGCCAACTTGCGGGCCTGAGCCTTGGCCAGATCCGGTTCCATCCCCCCTCTTACCAACTCGCAGGCCAGCACATCGACCAGCTCACTCAGGGCTTTCGGCCATTTGGCCGTCAGTTCGGTGGTCGGGATATGATCCAGCCGATCGACAAGTTGCCCCAGCGACTCATGATCATCGGCGAACAAGTCCAGATTCTCAGCGTTAACGTCCATCACTCATCTCCTCAAACGCCGCCACAACGGCCTGATAACCGGCCACTCGCCCGGACTTCCCATTGGTGGGGACGGTTTTCTTTGCCGCGACAAGGCGGGCAACCAGCTCCCGCTTGTGCCAGTTTTTCAGCGACTCAAGCACCTGGTAAGCCAACCCATCGGTGAGCCAGGCCACTTCTGCCACGCCGATGCCGTTGTTAAGCCGCACCGTTTGCCGCTCAACATAGTGATTCAAGGCCGTCTCACTGCCATCGCGCAGCAGGCCATGGCGGAGCATGGTGATCCAAACTGCCCGGATGACGTTTATCTCGGCGGTTTTAGCATGGGCCCCACGGGCCGGGCTTAAACGCTTGTGCCCTCCCGCTTTAACAGCCCCTTTAACAGGGCGTTTAACCGTCGGTTTAAACCCTGCCCCCTTCATGGCCAGCAGCACCTTGTCCAGCTCCGGGATCGTCAACTCGGCCGCCGAACGCTTGCCGCTCTGCTGCTCAAGCAACGCCCGATAGGTCTCCTCATCGAGCCCCAGGGTACGCCTGCCAACCTGAACCAGACGGATCAGGCGGGTACGATCACCACTCTGCGCAGCATTTGGCTGATTGTTAGATAAGGTGTTCAATTCCCCCTCCCCGTCTTTTTCATCCAGATTTGCCCGGCCGCCATCACGTCCGGCCCACTGCGCCACTGAGAGCAATGGCTATCGAGCCACTGCTCAGCCTGCGGCTGGCTCAGGTTGCCAAACTTCATCACGTAGGCCAGCAGTCGTTGCCAGTTAGACATGGCCATGACTGGCCTCCAGCGCCGCCGTTCTGGCTTGCTGCAGTTCAGCCACCAGTTGCCAGCGCATCTGGCTTGCCTCCCCCGCCAGGGCAAATAACCCCTGGGCGCGGGCCTCTCTAATAAACTGTTTGAGCTGTTTGCACACAGCCCGTTTTTCAGCGGCAGCCTGTGCAATGGCTGCGGTGCTGAATATCTTGGTAAGCCGAATATCCATCTCTGTTTTAGTCATCGCCGTGCTCCTTTATCGAGGCGGTGAAGACCTGGGCCCAGGTCGGCTGCTCATCAGTACCCGATCACCACATCGGGCAGACAGGGAGGCATCGCCGCCCTGTTTCGCATTGGGCCATTACTCGAACTGCAGTGGCTTCGCCCCTTCATACTCCTCGGCATTGAGAGGGGCAGGCCCCAGCCCCAGCGCCCAGAGCAGAGCGGCCTTGATGCCATCCTCATAGGTGTCGTCGGGGTAGCAGGTGCCCTCTGTTTCGGTGATCTGCTCACAGAGCAGCAGTTGCTCTTCGGCTTTTTCCACGTTGATTTCCATCACGCCTCCTCCCTATACCTTGGCCAGATCCAGGCTCATCTGGATGTAACGCCCGTGAGCGTCACGCTCGTAGAGGCGCAGATATTGGCTGGTGCCGGTCACCTGGATGGCATCGACAGCGGCTTGCATGGCCAGCAGCCAATCCGGGTCATCGATATTGAGCTGGCGCAGGGAGAGCACCTGATTCACGTCGATATGACCGCTCTTGGATACCCGAAAGGCATGGTCTACCAGAGCGCGGATCTCGCTGCTGGCACCATCGCTCCAACGTTCGATGCACTGGTCAATCAACGCTTTGGCGGCCTGGATCCGTTCATCAAATTTGCGGTGCTCCCCCACTGCCCGAATGAGCTTGTAACGGCCATCAAAACTGAGCAGGGTCACGTTGCCCTTGGTACCGCCCCACGCCACGCCGTACTGCTCGGCGGAGAGGTCCACGAAGTCGGCGATCTGTTGCATGGCGCCAATCTTGAAGGCAGCCAGCTGTGCGCGCTGCTCGCGAGCTGCGGCAATAATGGCCAGCACCACTTCGTCGCGCAGCTTGTCTGCCGGGGCGATCAGGTTTTCCGGTACCCAGTGCCCTTGGGCGTTCTGGCGCATCGGGGTTGTACTGCTGGTTTGTGCTTCTTGCATGGGCTTCTCCTTAATGGATCTGGTTGCTGCCGGGCACCGGAGGGCACATCACGGCGCTGTACTGCTCTGCTGTCGCGCTCGCCAGCTCCTCCTGGTGGGTAGCGCTGCAGAATTCGAGAAACTTTGGTAACTGGCGCAGTACCACGCACGCCAGCGTCTCGTCTTCTATCTCAAGCTGGATCTTGCTCATCTCATCCCCCTTGCCGGTTTCAGGATTCTTGGCGCCAGTGGAGCAGGCAGCCGCCAAAGCGCACCAAAGCGACTTCACGCACCACGCCCGCCAGACATTCACGGCTCAACACGGCGCGCACCTGCATCTCTTTGGGCAGTGGCCCGGTAACCGCCAGCAGCGGGGTATGACAAACCCGACTGGTGCGAACGTCATATCCCTTGGCCGTCAGCCAGTGGCTGAGTTGCTCGGCGGTCTTTTGCAAATTGCTGTGAAGATACTTTTTCATCCCGTTCTCCTTGTGATTCATCACCGGGCCCACTGCTTATTCCGAGCCCAACCCCTGCCAACCGTTATTTGCCTTCTTGCTTGTCGAGCAGCCGGTTGTATTTGATGGCCATGATTTTCAGCTCTTCGGCCAGCAGCTCACTCAGAATGCGCAGGCTGCTGCTGGCATTGTCGCCATCGCTTTTGGCCTGTCGGCGCAATCTGGAGAGGGTGGCCTCGGCGTCATAGCGAGCCGTTTTCTGCGACCCTTTGCCCTGCTCTACCGATAACCGCATCGGGCGGCGCAGTTGCTGCGCCTCGGTCAGCTGGCTATGGGGGCAACCGCTGCGGCATGCCTTCCAAAGCTTGATATCCATCGGACTGCTGCCCACTTCGCTCGGGCCACGGCGCTGGTGAGCGAGACACTGATGCGCCGGGATATCTCCCAGGATGGGGCACCTCACTTTGTTGCCCATCAGGGCCCCTTCCACCAGGGTCTGTACCCTTGCCATATCGCCGGGATACTTTTCGTTGCAGACTTGGCTGATGGTGGTGCGAGAGAGCCCGAGCTTCTCGGCCACCTGGGCCAGCGAACTGGCCGCCACTTCGGCCTGCAACACCTCAAGCCACGTTTCCATGTGTCTCCTCCTCCCGTTGGAACGGGTATAACTGCTGCTGGTTTTGATCCCAGCAACCATGGTCACGACACAGCGGGGCATAACGGCCTGTATCCCTGACCAGCTGATAGCGTCCTGTCAGGCCGTGTCTGGCGGGTACAGGCAGCAAACTGTCAACTTTGAACAGAACTTTGACGTAACCGGCTTTTACCAACCTATCGGTGTAAAACCAGGCTTGTTTCTGACCCGTCTCTGCCGTCAGCATCAGGTCTGTCAGGGTGAAGAAGCGGCTGATCTTCATGGTGTTCCACATTTTCTGTTGATTGGTTTTGCGCTTGTTCCTGCATTTGGGCCGCTTCTGGCCACTGCTTTTGCCAATCGGTGGCATGTATTGAGCGCTAACCACTTTGAAATAGGCCGGGCGGGATACCACGCCGTCCGGGTGTTTAATGAGGTGGCCAGCGGCCAACCAGTCACGCACGACCTTGTAGATATGTGCCTCCGACATTCCCGTCACGGCGATCACGTCCTTGATCAGAAAAGTCTCTTGCTGGCACATCCATTCCCAGGCTTGCAACGTCATTAGCGTTGCTTTTGTATCAACCACTGGAATCCCTCCCGTGCTTTGTTTTTATTGGCTGTAGCCTGACGGCTAGCGGCTGCGACGCACGTCATGGAGCAGCTCGCTGGCGTCAACGTCCTCCAGCCGGATAATCCGGGCATCGGAGGCCATCGCCATTTTTTCAATCTTGTCGAGGGCCGAGACGATGGTGCGCACCACGCCGTTGGAACGCTTGCGGATCAGATCCAGCAGTGCATCGTCGATCTCCACATCCACCTCCAGCATTTCGCTGGCAATCAGGGACACGTCATCGAGATCGGCCGGTTTGAATTCGATCCACTGGGAGATGCGGTTAAACAGTTGCTTGCGCTGGCTGATGCGGCGGGCAATCTCTTCCATCCCGACCAGGATCAGGGGTTGTTCGGTGGCATCGTAGATATCGCGCAGGGTCTCCATGATGCGGGCATTGCCGACCACGTAATCGGCCTCATCCACGAAGATGGCCAGCTCTTCGGCACGGACGGATTCGATGATGCTATCGACCTGAGCACGCAGGTTGTGGCGCTGGGGAATGCCGATCTCTTTGGCAATCTGCTCCAGCAGGCTGGTCACCGTGTCGGCCTTGTAGCAGCGGACATAGATGCCGTTCACTTCGTCCTGGTTGAACAGCCACTCCACGGCGGTGGTCTTGCCAAAGCCGGAGGGGCCATGGATCAGACCAATGCCCGGCACGATGCTGGAGCGGTTGAGCAAGTTGTCGAGCAGCTGCTCGGTCTTGATCATGTTTTTGACTTCAACGATCTTGTGTTTCATAGTGGGTGTGTCCTTTGTTTTTGGGCCTTTTCGGGCTACTCGCTAACCTTTGCCTGGGTGCGGCGGGTAGCCCGAACTTCATCCAGATGGCGGTTAATGCGTTTTGCCATCAGCTTGTGGCTGTAGAGGTATCGGGTCAGCCACTCCTTCTCCCGCTCCGTAAGCGGGGTATCCAGCTCCCGCTCTGCCAGATAGATGGCTTGCTCGTACTCGGTCTTGAGTGCTCTCGATTCCTGCACTGCGGTGGCTTGTGCCCGCAGCGCTTTCGCTTCTCGTCTGGCTTCAATGGCGGCCAGTTCTGCCGCATTGAAACGGGCGGGTTCAGCAGGCGTTGAGACCCCGGTGAGCGCGGCCAATGCCGGGTTATCGAGGGTGAGATCGCGACGGCTGAACGCTTCAATACCCTTGGCCTGATCGACGAAATGGCGCACCACATCCTGATGGAGCTGGTCGATGCCAAAGGTTTTGGCAAGGTTGCGCATCTCGCGGCGAAAGCTGGCCAACGCCTTGGCATCGGCTTTTTTGGCCGCCCGAAAGGCATCAGGACTGATGCCATTGCCCAGCAGGTCGATGTTGATGGCCTCGATCCGCTCGTTCCAATCGCCGGTGCGGTACAAGATGGCGCGGCCCACATCGCACGGATCGAGGAAGACGCTGACCCGCTGGCTCTTCCAGTTGTGCTCCAACAGTTCGGGGGCGCTGTATTTGAGGCCACCGGCCTTAATAAAGCCTTTGGAGACGGTCGCCTCGCCGATATGGTTGAGCAGCAGATCCAGCGCAGCTTCATCGGGAATGGCGCAGCGCTGATAACGGGCCAGCTGGTACTTTTCATTGGGGCTGACCCCGAGGGCACTGTGCTTGCGGTTGTGGTAACGGGCATCGAGCCAGTTATCTAGCAGGGTTTGCAGCTCTGCGGCCGTCATGGCCAGCTCGTAAATCTCTTTTTGCGCATCCGGTTTGCGCTTCTCCTCCAGCCGCTGAGCAAAGCTCTTGCGCGCCTCGATCACCTGACGGTCTGCCACGCAGTGGCCGATATAGGAGGGCAACAGCTCGATCAGGCCATGGCTCAAGGTGCGGAAAAACCGTTCGATATGGGGTTTCTCCCACCCCGAGTAGGCGTTGGAGCGGCTAACGTTCATACCAAGCAGAGTGCAGATGGACATGACCCGCTGGCTCACGTAGTCAGAGCCGTTATCGGTGCGCATCACGCCGTTATCGTTGAGGGTGCCCCAGGCCAGCAGGGTCTTGCGCAGCAGTAGGCAGATCCCCTCGCTCGATGAGCTCTTGGCCACCAGCAGACGAACGCGACGGGTATACACGTCGATCACCGCGATGATGCTGTGACGACCATCCACCAGCATCGCATCGACCGGAGTGCTATCGAACTCCCAGACGTCGTTGGGCTGGGCCATCCAGGGGTACATCTCCTCGATCGCGCTGCGGTATTTGTTGTTGTAGGCATCCGGGTTGGTGGTATAGGTAAAGGCCACCTTGTTCTCTGCCAACCATTTCACCATCCAGCGACGCAAGGAGGATTGGCTGGGGATCTGCCATCCCAGCTGATTCATTTCGCTGTATTGGCTAGCCAGTTCGTGCAGTGCCCCCCACTTGTTGGCCAAATGGGGCTTGGTGGTGACCAAGGCGGTGAGAAACTGGGCCAGATCCGGGCTCTGTTCGACGGTTGATGGCCGCTCCCGCTGATAGTTGCCAGCCAGGGCTGCGGGGCCTTCATCCGCCAGCGAACTTTGCCAGCGGCGCAGGGTGATCAGGCTGAATGGTTTTTGCCTTTCATAAACGCTGACAGGCAGGGCGAGAGTGCGGGCACGGTATGCCTCGATAAAGGCGCGGCGACCCACCTCCCCTTGCTGGCAGGCGTGATAGGGGGCTAGGAAGATATCGGCGGCCTGCAGGATCAGCAGTCTGGCATCGACCTTCTGGCGAGCCCCCTCCCCCAAAGTCAGCAATTTGCGGCCTGCCTCCGGTTTGACCGGCACCTCACGCGCCAGCAACTTGGCCATGGCCTTGCCACCCGCTGCATGGTCGGTCACTGCATGGCCTTGTGCGGCCACAGCTTGTTCTGCCAGGTAACGACGGGTTTCAATCGGCAGTGAGCCAATGTGGTATTCAGCCCCTTTGCCTTTCTCGCGCTTGCGGCTTTGCCACTCTTCACGCTCGGCCTTTTTGCGCACACCATCGGGGTAAGCGGGCATGCCGACCAATCCGGCCAGCGCCTGGGCGGTGTACCAGGTGCTCAT